TGTTTCAACGTGCTACCCTTCGCGTAGGTAATCAGACTATTTGTGAAATTGATGATTTTGCTCACTATACTGCCTACCGTGGTCTATTTATGTCGGGTGAATCTATGAAAGAACGTCTTCCTTACCTTACGGGGCAGAACCTTGCTAAACGTGTATCCTATACTGATGAAGGTGAAGCGTGGTCTTCGGCTACTCCTCCTCTTGCTACGTCTAATGCGAATGGTGGCGGAGGTTCTAACTACCAAGCACGAGGTCTTGTAATTGATAATGGATTAGAAATGCGAGTAGCTCCTGGAGTCTATGAAGGAGCTTTAAAAGGTAATCTTCGGACACCGTCGTGGTCTGAACTTAAAAATGACGATGCGGTATTTAATGATAAACCTACTTGGCAGTTTGCTCTTGACGATCTATTTCCGTTCCTTAAAACGAATCAGCTTCCCCTGTATATGATGAAAGAACAGATTCAGCTAGAATTTGTGCTTCATAGTTCTACTTCAGGCAGACGTTCAATCTCCAGTTTCAACGGAGTTCTAGATCCTGTTCTAACTCTTGATTCGGCTAAAACTAAAATGATCGCAGATTACATCTACTATCCGCAGGAAATGATGATGTCCTATGCGGCCGCGAATCCTAATCTTCAGTTCCAGTATGTAGATTATCGTCTATCTAAACTATCTGTAGATCCAGCAGTTACCGGACAGCAGATTCGTAATCTCGGTGGTGCCGGACGTATCGTATCTAAAGTTGTATGGGGTATGTCGTCTGATACTAAAAAAGCAAACACATCTTTACTTAATTTCTACAATTCGCAGGGTCTTGGCAGAACTGCTGGCATCTCTGCTATGCCTCCCATTGCTCCATCTGGTGCGACGGCCGCTTATACCCAGGGTGCTTTCACACAGAATGTTAAATTGAACTCTGGATTCCTATACCCCATTGATGTCAGTAATGTTGCTCGTTCGTTCCACAATGTCGTTCAGGCAGAAGGTCTGACTCCATACACGACTCGCGAAGAATATTCCAACGAAGGTGTTAGTCTACCAACTGATAAAACTATTTCAGGAACTACAGCGGCTGGAGATGGATTTGCTATGTCTACACTAGCAGCACAGTCGTTTTGGAACGCTGTTCGTATTAACTCGGGTGAGCGGGTCAATTCGCGAGGTCTTGAACTATACTTTCAGTTGAATGCTCTTCCAGTTGGTCAGTCATACACGCTACGAGCCTACCTTGAAACGATAAAATTAGCCACTCTCAAGAATGGTATGGTCAGCACGTTCCTTGCATAACCGAAGGATGCTTTGCTAATAATAAAGTATAGGATATCTTTTTTTTACCTTAATTTTTATGAATTTATATATATATATATATAAATGAGTGGTGGATACCAGAATGATATTATTATTGATTGCAATAGTCTGTCATCTATAGAGGCTCAAGGTCAAGAGCAGGATTCAGATAATTCAATTTATACTAACAAAGTTGGTGTCGGGGTTAAAGTTAATCCAGGAGATGTGATTTCAGTTCATAGTGGATACATATCCAAACGTGGTGCTGGTGGTGAGACAATTGAATTGACAGGTAAATCATCTGGTAAATATATTACTCTTACAAATTTAGTGAAAAATGAATACCAAAAGCAGATTACTATGAATGGCGGTTATAGGACAAATATAGCTATTCCTAATTACGCAGAAGTAGTCGAAGAATACGGATGTGTTCAGTATAAAGAAGAAGAAGTTAAATATGAATTAAAAGATAATGAAGCACATTTTAACGTATCATATTATAAAACTACAAATGGAGAAGGATACTACCACTTACCTCGTAGATATGACGCATTTAAATCACAGTTTCACGAAAATACACGAGCAGGTCCTTTAATTCAAACACGGTGGAATGGTTTAGTTTCTTCCTATGAATCGGCTGCAGCGGAATGGATTCCTACGGGAGGAAACACTCCTGGTGGTTGGGTTCCTGGTAGTCGGAACCTTGCGATTGCTGAAGGTAATTTAAGATGTCCTGAAGATTGTTTTAAAAATGGTCGGTCAGATGCTTTTGTATATGATATGACAGCAGCAGGAACAGGGCAAGTTCCCGTAAAACCGACAGGCGGAATCAATTATTATAGATATGCTTATTCAAATCTTTATAGAAGATGTTTAGCAGATATTTACTATTATCCTAAATTACAAGCTGAAATGGGACAAGGTGCTTTGGTCGGTATAACAGGGACAAAGCCTGATGGAACTCCTGACCCTTCAGTTGCGGAACAACCATACATTCCTGCGACTTGTATAGGCACAAGAGCAGAAACATCAAATTTTTCAGCAGGTTTTAAGAAAAAAAATGATAATTCAAGATATACTATTTTTGTAAAAGAACTATCATATTTTTCTAATCGTTCTCCAAGAGCTTGGTTTTACCCTGATATCAGTAAAATAGTTAAATCATCTGATGGTATTAATGAAACTAAAAATTTCAGTTTAAGTAGAAATGATTATGTCGCAAATCAAGTGGGTATAGATGCTCAGATATGGTTAGAAGGAAGGGATCCTGCTAATTCAGAATATAAAAAATATACAGAGACTAAAGTTCTCAAAGTAGATCCAGGAGAATATTCTCCAAGTGATTTAGCGTCTGAACTTACACAGCAATTAAATATATCAGGTAAAGCACAGACTATTTTAGGAGCCATAGGTATGAATAATTATCCAACAGATACACAAGACCCTGTAAATACTCCAGAATTATCAGGGTCAGATAGTTCATTAACTATGTTTGAATCTACACAAGTCCCTGTATCTACATATACGGAATCAACGACTTACAAAACATTTCATACAGCTACAAGTGTATCCGTAGAAGAGAAAGCCTTCTCTGATTTTTGTAAAAATGACCATTCATATGTAACAACAGATCCAGCATTTCATAAAGGAGGCACAATCACAGGGATAAATTATTTATCTTCTTATCAGTGTATAGGTATTAAAAGACCTGATTTATTTTTAGCAGGTCGTAAAGTAATGAAGGAATTAGGGTTTCGTGGTATAGGTGAAAATAATGCCTCTTTATTTAATGACGGGGATTATAATGGAAATGTCGGTTTTTCAGTTGAACCACCTGATCCACAACCTGACCCACCAGAACCAACTCGTCTCGAACAATGGGCATCACAAAAACCTGAAACAAATGAAGTCATTAACGGTATAGTTGCCGAAGGTCCTTTACATGGCGGCAAGGATGTGGCTCCTTCTGGCGGTCTATTCGGATGGTCTATGAAACAAATGATTAATCCTTTCGTCGCAAGAGAGCTTGCTATTGGAACAAGATTAACTGATACAATCCCTACGTCTTGGAGTTGGACTGAAAAAAATTTAAAAGGATTAAAAGAATACTTTGATGTTCAGGGTAAATATCCTGATTTATTTGAAGGAATGTTACACGGATATCCACAAGAACCACCTGAAGCTATTACAGGATTTCCTATAACACCTGAATATTCTAGATTTTTACATATTAATTCACACGATACAAGAGAAAAGACAGGAGATCCTGCTGATAGAAATGCGTCTGGTGGTAGGACAAATTGGAGAAACTCGTTAGGAACAGATTTTATGATTGACCTTGCCCCTTCCGTAGCTGATACGAATGCTTGGAAGGATATAGATCACACACGATTTCCAACAGAAGGAGACCCTGAAACGTTTTTTACGCCTTATCCTGGTAAAGGTGGCGGCGGTGCCGAGAAATTAAACGGCAGTCTGTCTCTGTGTGGTTCTAATGCTATATTCTTTTATTTTGATAAAGACCGTTCAGATGTGGCGTCAGGTGGAGATACAGATGATAATTTATATTACGGTTTATTCAAAAAAGAAACATACGTAAATCCGTATTCGCAGGTAGAAGAATATATCATTGCAATATGTCCTGAAAAGGTGGGAGGCATACCAACACAACTTTACGGGAAAAAGGCAGGTGAAGATGTAGCTACAACTATAAGTGAAGCATTCTCACGAACTATCGGTATAGATTTACATTTCTCGGCATATGGAACATCTGCGATTAATTTATATGCGGGTCAATTATCACAACAAGTCAAAGAGTTTAGTCCGGATAAAGCATATCACACAGTCGAAGATGCAGGGAATAATGATATATTTAGTGATAACTATCCTGCTGCTAATAAGAATTCTTCTACATCAGGAACCACCGCAATAGCATCTACAGGATATCCTTTAGGAGCATCTTTTACAGATTACTACGGACAAGTTCCTGGAGATGGAAAGATTGATAATGTTCAGGGAGTTTGGGATGCTCAACGGAATGCCCGACCCTTACATCAATATCTACAAAAAAGATATCTTGGAGCCGATAATCCATCATTGTCGTTTGATTCTACACAAAGTCGTTTTAATTTTGTAGATTTACATACACCCGAACGAGTCGGTAATATTGTAAATGCTGGTAGTTCAGCGGACAATCCAATTGTAGCAGATACAAATGATAAAGTATATTTCGTAAATAAAAGATTATTGAAAAAGGAATTCTGTCCTGATATGTTTCCCTATCAAGATTTAAATCCATCTCAAACCAAAGATGACGCAAATCCTCAAGATACAACTTATTCTACATTTTTTAATGAGAATATAACTCCTTGGTCGATAATGGACGCAGATTCAGGAATATTCATAGAAGACTTTGGTTTTGATAATGTATATGGTTTACCATCTAATTCAGCACCTTTAACCTCATATGATTGGAGGAGAACTCTTTGGAATATGCTTGGTTTTAGCTACGAACAATTTCACACATCACCTGAACTACAGAGTTTAGATAGACAGACAAGAATAAATAATATCGTAAAAGTAGATAATATCGGAAAACCCACTACGAATGCGAATGTTGAACCAGCAGATTTAAGTCAGTATGTTACTAATATATATGGAGCAGAATTAAGGACAACTCAAATACCATGTGTAATTAGTAATGTATATACCGATAATTCAAACGAGTCAGGAGGCTCTCAAAATCTAGGGGACGACACGACTCCGAATTGGCGTGTATCAAATCCGGTGAATACCCCCACCTTTCGGTATGAAAAAGAACAGAAATCTCTACAAAAATATATTCCAGGTGCTACTGTGGATCAGGTATCCGCACAAATTAATGCCGAGAATTTACCAATCAAACAAGTAAATCCGTATTATTTAATTAAATCTGATATTGTAAGTGATTCAAATTATTTAGGTTCAGATGATTCTGGCCAGGCTCTTAATATCGTAGCAGTTGTTCCAAAGGAAGGAGGTGAATCAGATTTCTTTTTTCAGGGATCAGGTCAACAACAATTCACAGTAACTCAACCAAAAGTCATATCTAGTATAACGACACAGATATTAAATCCTGATGGCTCGTCATCAAAATTAAATGAAGGGACATCTGTTATCTATAAAGTATCAAAAATAAATCAAGCAAGTCTTTCCGTAGCACAAGATATGATGGAAAAAGCACAGAAGAAAAAATG